CATCAAGTTCTGGCGAGTATTTGTAGAGCGAGCTATTATGAGTTCGTAAAAGAGTTCTGGTCTACAATAATTACCGAAGAGCCTATTTATAATTGGCATATAAAATATATTTGTGATGAACTGCAAAGAGTAGTTGAGCGAATGTTTGCTCGGAAGCTTAAAAAGGATTTGATAATTAACATATCACCCGGTGAAACCAAATCAACCTTATGTAGTGTAATGCTCCAGCCTTGGATGTGGACTCGTATGCCTTCGGCTCAGGTAATTGGCGGAAGTTATTCGAGTGAGCTATCTTTAGATTTAAGCAGAAAAGGTAGGGACATTGTTCTATCGGATAAATATAGAGCAGCCTTTCCTGAGGTAGAGTTAAGATATGATCAAGCGGGTAAAAAACATTTTCAGAATACTAAAGGTGGCTGGCGATATGCTACATCTACTGGCGGGACTATCACTGGTTTTCATGGGCACTTAATTTTAGTTGATGATCCACTCGATCCAAACAGAGCCGCTTCTGAAGTAGAATTAAAGAACGCAAACGATTGGATGAAAAATACATTGGCTAACAGGAAAGTCGATCAGTCTATTACGCCTACAATACTTATTATGCAGCGATTACACCAAGATGATTGTACAGCTTCGATGATGGAGCGTGCCGAGCTTCAACAGCAGAACGCTATTGCTGCGGGTGATCCTGATGCTGTAATAGGCATAAAGCATATTTGCCTACCTGCAAGGAAGTCTCCTGATATTAGACCAAGATACTTACGTCGGTTCTATGAGCATAACGTAATGGATTATGTACGTCTTAGTAATGACGCTTTATGTGAGAAGGAAGCAATCGGGCAATACTACTTCGCCGGGCAGTATATGCAGAATCCAATACCGGCTGGTGGTGGTATGTTCAAGACCGATAGGATTCTAATAGACGTACCGCATGTTCGCTCGATGGCATCTTACTGTCGCTTCTGGGATAAAGCAGGCACAGCAGGCGGTGACGGTGCCTACACGGTAGGCTTGTTAATGGGCAAAGATAAAAGCGGTCGGTTCTGGATACAGGATGTAATAAGAGGTAGGTGGAGTTCTGACGAGCGAGAAAATATAATAAAACAGACTGCTCAAATAGATGGCTTAGATTGCTGGATTGGTATCGAACAAGAACCGGGCAGTGGTGGTAAAGAATCAGCTGAGAATACTGTAAGGAATTTAGCTGGCTGGAAAGTCTTTATTGATAAACCATCGGGTGCGGACAGCTCGAAAGAACAAAGAGCAGATCCGTTTAGCGTACAGGTTAATAGTGGTAACGTACTTATGGTGAAAGCAGAATGGAATAGGCCGTATCTTGAGGAACTGAAATATTTCCCAGCCAGTAAATACAAAGATCAAGTCGATGCAAGTTCCGGTGCGTTTAATAAGCTATCCGTAGGCATGGGAACTGTTGGTGCTTTTATGCGAAAGAAATAGTTATGACAATAAGGAGAATATTAATGACAGCCCCCGAGAAAGATTTAATACGTGGAGATTTAGCACACACGACACTTAGTCCGCCGGGAGTACCGACAGAGCATGAAGGTTTGTTAGAGCGTTTTCGTTTAGAGAATGCTAATCTGAGAAGACAGTTAAAAGAAGCTAAAGCGGATAGTGTTCTCCAGTTAAACAAGGCTTCGGCTCTTTGGGATAAATTTACAAAAGAGATTCAAGCACTACAAAAAGAAATAACAGAAGCTCGTAAACAAATAGAACAATGGAATGAGAGAATCAATAGTATGATTAAATCTGATGGAAGATGAATTCGAAGAAATTGACGATGATGCCTATATGTGGTGGTTATTTGGTGGGACTAAAAAATGAATAAAGAAATTTTGTATCTATTAGAATTAATTGGTTGTGGTTATGAGTTTCCGATAAAGACTAAGTTCGGGAGTTTCGATTCGGAAAAAGAAATTATCGATGAATGCCAACGACGTATTAAAAGAGCACAGGCAATGGAAAGTCGTTTAGTGTTTAATACCCTGCCTGTTTCGGGCGTGTTAAATGAATCTGGTATAGTTATGAGTTAAGGAATTGAGTATGACAAAAACTAATAAGGAATCTAATAAGAAGGTAAAACTAACACCGAATCAGCAATTTACAAAAGCTATGCGTATAATGGAAAACGCTACCACTTCAAGACGTTTAGCATTAGAGCGTTTATTAAATCCCGATAGAGATATTAATTATGAGTGTGGCTATCCTGACACTATCGACATAAAAGACTACAAGGCTATGTATGATAGAGAGGGTGTTGGTACTCGTGTCGTTAAACTATTGCCTGAGGAGAGTTGGGCTCTGCTGCCTAAAGTAAATGAGAATACAGACTCTACAGAAACTTCATTTGAAAAGGAATGGAAAGACTTAGATAGAACTTTACACTTATGGCATTACTTACAGCGTGTAGATATTCTCAGTGGTATCGGTGAGTATGGTATTTTGCTTTTGGGTATTGATGATGGACAAGAATTAAAAATGCCTATTGCTGGTGTAGATAAAAAAGATAAACGTACTCCTTTAGAGCGAAATGAAAATGGTGATATAATGCCAGCACGCCAGTATAATTTAATGTATCTGAAAGTATTTGATGAATCTGTAGTAAAAATAGTTACTACTGAGAATGATGTAAAGTCATCCCGATTTGGTTTACCTACAATGTACTCGGTCGAATTCGAAACGCAGGTATTAGAAACATCCGCTAAGCAAGTAAGACAAATCCACTGGACTCGTGTATTGCATATTAGCGATAATAAAGAAGTCTCTGAGGTGTTAGGTATTCCCAGAATGCAAACGGTATATAATCGTTTATTGGATTTAAGGAAGATAGTAGCTGGCTCAGGTGAAATGTTTTGGCGTGGTGCTTACCCCGGCTTCGTCGCTAAATTAGATGAGGGTGTTACGCTTACCGATACCGAAAAGACTACACTGCGTGAAGAACTAAAAGACTATGCTGATGGACTACAGCGTTGGATGAGTTTGGGTGGTGTATCTATCGAGGAATTAAAACCACAACTCTGTGGGCCTAAAGAACATATAGAAGGTATATTGCATTATATAGCAATCACGTTGGGTATTCCGTTTAGAATATTATTAGGTTCTGAGGCTGCTCACTTGGCTTCAGATCAAGATATGAAAACATGGAATAAGAGATTATCTAAAAGACAAAAGTATTACTTAACGCCTTTTATCATACGGCCTCTTATCGATAGACTTATGGAGTTGGGTGTTATGTCTGCCGTAGAGGAGTATGAAATAGAATGGCCTGACTTGAATGCACCATCAGAATCTGAGATTGCAGAAATAGCAGCTAAACGCACAGATGCTTATGCCAAATATGTAGCGGGTAGCGTCGATCAGTTAATCCCACCAAAAGAATTCTTAATGATGATAATGGAAATGTCGGAAGAAGATGCCGAGACTATTATCAAAGCCGCTATGGCATACGGTGAGGACTTAACCGAGAAGGACGAAGAAGAAAGAGACGATGAGGCTATGCGAGAAGCAGTTGCGGCGGATGAAGCTACAGCCCGGCAAATAGAAGTAGAAAAGGTAAAGGCAGCGGCTAAAGCAAGTGGTGCCCCGGTAAAGAAGTAAAGGAGCTTAATCATGTTATTTGATTTTTCAGAGTTTGCTGATTTAGAGTATTCGGAAGAGGCATTAATAGAATCAAGAGTATCGCAAAGAACAATAACCCAGCACGAAGCAAATAGAGATGCTGCTACAAAACACAAAATGAATAACATAAATAAAGCTGCTCGTATCAAAGCACACAGAGAACGCATTCAAAAAGAATTAAAAAAACATGGTGATTGGGGAGTTATTTAATGCCAAATCCATTACGCAAAGATCCAACTCGTACTACTATGATTCGCCTACGTTGGGAAGCTGAGACTCGTAGACGTTTCTATTCAATTATAAAACTAAATAGAACATTGCTAATTACTGATGATGCGTTTGGTTTGATTACTCGCAAGCCTATGGTGTTTAATGTTCAAGATTATAAATTCCTAACTGACGCAAATAAAGTCAAAGCATATCAAAAGTGGCTGCAACAACAAATCGATGCTAATGTCTTATCGGTTGATACGGTGAGTGGTAAACCTTGGAATGCTACTTATGTCGAGTCTGCTTATCGCAAGGGTTTAACTCGTGCTTATATCGATGTGCATAAAGAGGACTTGGCAGCTGATAAAATGTTTTACGCTGGCGGTAAGGCTCAGTTCTTAACCGATGCGTTTGCTGCTCCTGAGGTATTATCTAAAATAGAATTGATTTATACAAGAGCCTTCAATGATATGAAGGGCATTACCGCTACGATGTCTCAGCAGCTTAGTAGAGCATTAGCTAATGGTCTTGTAAATGGTAACGGGCCAGTAGCGATAAGCAGAGAGATGCGAAAAACAGTAACAGGTATTACTAAGCAGCGAGCGTTATTAATAGCTCGGACTGAGGTTATCTCTGCACACGCTGAGGGCCAGCTGGATGCGTTTGAACGGATGGGTGTAGAAGAGTTAGGGTTAATGGCTGAAGTCGGCACAGCAGGCGATGAGCGTGTCTGTGACGAG